TTTATCTGATTGCCAGATTAAGTGGCCCGTAAACTTGTGTGTATTGTGTGAGCGCGTCAACTACAGATTGACCGATTTGTGCACTGGTTGAAATACCGCCAGTCACGTTAATGGTTACGTCTGGTCGGTTTGCCATGCGGTCTTGGATGCCACCAACATAACCGATTGGGCCATTAACGGGCGCGTATGACGGGCCTTGCGTACCGCCACCGCCACCGCCACCATCACCGACGCTAGGCAACGGTGCAGTCAATGTTGGCATTGTTGGTGCTGTAGACAAAATGTCGCTTACCCCACCGTTACGAGCTGCACCACCGGTCGATGCTGCACCACCACCACTGCCACCGCCAATGTTCGGCAAATTTATGTTTGGCAATTTTGGTATATCTGTAAACGGGTTAATCAGGTTCATGCCGTCAATAATCATGTTGATGGTGTTAATCCATGCGTTGGCAAAAAACTCAAACCCTGTAATTAGGCCGTTCAGTACGCCGTTAACAATGGTTCTAAATGTCTCAAATTTGTTGTATGCGTAAATGATGCCGACAACAAGTGCGGCTACGCCTGCAGCAATAGCGGTAAATGGGTTTAGTGACATAGCAAAGTTGACTGCCAAAATGGCTACCGATATTGCGGTGATTGCGCCGGCAATAGCCAGGAATGCTTGTGGGTTTTTTTGTGCCCAGTCAGCAAACTTTTGTAGCACTGGTAGCACTTTTTCGACAACTGGTAATAGTGCTGCACCGATTGACTCTTGCGTTTCATCTAACGAATTTTTGAGTATCTTAAATTTGCCTGCAGCGGTGTTTGCTGCGGTTGCGGCTGCACCACCAAACGTGCCACCAAGTACGTTCATCACTTCATCAAGTGACGCGCCATCTTTAATCATTGCTTTAATCTCTGGCGATAACGCTTGTAGGCCTTTCATATTTCCACCAAAGGCCTTTGATAATGCGTCGGCAACTTCACCAAGTGACTTATTTGAGCCAATGGCGATGTCTTGGGCAAGCGACAACGCATCTGTAGCGGTTGCAACATCTTTTGTGCCCGTGACAAGCATGGCTAACGCTGGGCGCAATTCGCTGTCTGCCGTACCAGTAGCCCTCGACATGCTCGCTATCATTTCCTCGCTGGCAGCAACTTGGGCTTTTGTGGCACCTGTAACATTTTCTAAAGTCAATGCCAATTGTGCTTGTTGGGCTTCGTCCTCTGCGGCAGCTTTAACAGCCAACGTCAATGCGGCAGTGACCGCACCTAACGCTGCAGCTGCAGGGATAGCGGCTTTCTTAATTAGGAAATGGGCTTTTTCGCCGGCTGTTTCTAACTGGTTAAAATCTTTGATTGCACGGTCAAGCGCTTTGCCGTCGTACTCCGCAATAATTGGTATAGACAGCATTACAGCTCTTGCCTTACCACTCGCGCCGTGTCCAAAATCATCTTTTTCATTGGTTCCTCAATCGCTCTACGCGCCTTGTAAACAGCTGGCCCGATAAGTCGAGTGCGCCCAGCACCTACAAACCCTAACGCATCACCAAGTTTGTTTGTGTTTGCTCGACCAGCGGTCTCAAAAATGGCAGTAGCAGGGTCTTTTTGCTCAATCAGAATTACGCCTACAGCATTGCGTCGAGTGTCAATGCGTAACTTTACGCCGTTTTTTGCTTTACTTACGGTAAACGGAAATAACTTGCGACCATTGCTAGTCCAAGCGTATTTCATACCAGACAACGGCAAATCGGTGTAAACGTCTTTTGCTGCTTGAATTGCTGGCGCCGCTATTTCGTTAGCTTGCGCTCTGAAATCTTTTTGCAATTGTGGGTCAATTTTGCGTAACGCATTTATCGTGTCCTTGACCCCAACAACTGTGATAGTGGTACTGACCGACATTGCTACCTCTGGTTACGTGTTTCTAATATCGTAATCACAGTTGTTAAGTCGCGTGTGTCAAACTCAATTTGCGTCGGCCACCACCCTACTGCAACCAGCATTTGTGCTAGTTGGTGTCGGTAGGTGCCAACGCCGTAGGGTTTGGGTTTGTCTCGTCAACGGATGTTAAATCCATATTCGGGTGTTGTTTAACCCATTCGCGCCAATTGTCCGGTACAGGGTCGCCAGCAAGTTTGCACAGATGATAAGCCCAGCAAGCCAAATCGCTGTAACCAATACCTTTACCGTCAGAAACTTTACGGTTTTCAGTCTTTTCCCATTCACATACCACAAACATATTTGTGGTCATGGTACGTGCGCCTCGACCGTCTTGTAAATCCAATTCTAATTTAACTTTCATCATGCCTCTTTCGTGTCGGGCCGTTGTCGGCTCTGATTATGCTGTTGCGACGCTGTAAACCCCACCTTGAAACGTGATGCCACCACACACGTCAAGAGCGCCCAGCGATGAAACCACCAACGGCAATGTGCCCATGAACGCACCGGTTAGGGTGTGTTCTGGATTGGTTGCCGATGTTGCGGCGCTGGTTGGTTTAATTTTGACAGTCACTGCTGTACCAACAAGTGATTTGAGTGTCGCATAAGTTTGCGACGCTGCATAGCTGTTGTACAAGTCAACGACCAGCGATGAGTTTTCCAAACCGCCCACAAACGTGCGAGCCGTGTTTGACATGTTCGTTGACTCTAGAGCATCAAATGTGCGTGTGAGATTTGCGCTTGAACATTCGCCCGTCAAGTCGACGCTGTTGATTGTGACTACGGCGTTAGATAAAAATGTGGATGTGCTTGCCATGTGGGTTACTCCTCGTTGGTGTCTGTAATAGTTTTATCAGATTTGGTGGCTTTAGATGTGGATTTGATGAAACCGCCCTCAATGAGCGCTTCTACGTTTATGCCGTCATCTGGTACAAACTCTGTGCCCACTTCGCCTACGGCCTCATTAAGAATGGTGTATTTCATGCGGTTTGTGCCTGAATGTTCATGTTCAAATCGTAACACGGGAATGATGCGCCACCGATTTCTAATGTGCCGGGTTGACCAGACAAAATGGCTACGCCTGCAGCCAACACTGTTGCAGTGATAGCGAGAATGTCACGCAAAACTGGTAGCCCAGCTGGGCCTGACCCAACAACTTTGATTGGGAATTGCATAGTCACAATGTTGCCGTTGCCACCAAACGTGGTGAAACTTGGTGCTTGTAGAAACACACAATTGGGCACCAATTTTGTTGGGTCAGTGACCACACGCAAACCGCTAACGGCTGTCAGCGTGGTGCTGATGTCGTCAATCGCTTCGTTAAATAAATCGGTGTAAGCCATTAAGCAACCGCTGGTCGAGGGATGCCCAACAATTGCTTAACTATTGGTGTCAATGACTGTTGGGTTGGTGTGCCCATTGTGTCAAACGCTGCAAACGCGGTTTCTATTGACCCTCGACTACGCCACAAAGCTGCACCATACATGAGCGTTCCTAATGTGGCATCTGCGCCGGGCGATGTGCTCAATGCGTCGTGGTAGCCGGACTCTTGCCTGCGACGATAACAAAACAAGTTTGCTGCGTTCGTGGCTTGTGTGGCCAACGTATAATCATCTGACGGATTACTGATGGTTACGCCCAAAAATGTGATTAAAGCGGCGACCGTAATCCACGTGCAAGTTTGCGTGTATTCCACTGACCCGTCGTAAGTAACAACATATTGAACATTTGACCCGGTAGCCGCATAAATAATTTGATTGGGTCTTGGCACATTGACATCAAATTGAAATTCGCCTGTAGTTGAGTCAACGCCAGTAAATTCGTATTGGGGCATGTCAAGCACTTTGAATGTGCCGTTAAACGGAACACCCAAAGCGCTAACCGTAATGTTTTCGCCAATAGTAATTTCTGTTGGTTCTAACGTGCTGATGCACGCGTAGTTAGAAATGAGTTGCTTACTGGCTGTGGTGTAATACGACATGGCGGTTACGCCGCCTCTCGACTAGGCCTGTGTGATTTTTTGAATCATGTTGGCGTTTGCTTTGAATGTGCAGAAGTAGCCGTGTGTGCTAATTCCACGAGTCAAAGTAGACGGATTGTCAACAGACAAAATGCCTTTCTGTTCCTCATAAATTTCAAAGCCGATGTCCTTCATGATGACCATTGTTTTGGTTGCAAAATTGTTGTCTACAACCATTTGCAAACCAAGTGGGCCAGTGTTCGTCCATGAAGTCACAGATGCTTGACCAAGTGTGTTTTGTCCGGCAAGTCCTGGGCCGTTGACGTAACCAAAGATTGGTCGGCCAGCGGTGTCAACGAGCTGTTGCACTGCGCCCCATGTGTCTGGGCTTACAAACATGTGCGTTGGCAAATAGTTTGTTGCATTCAGTGTGACAATTGCTGCGTCATAGATTGACTTCAACAAGTCGGTTACTGACAAGTCCCAAACGCCTGCCGATGTTGCAGCGGTCAACAAGTTGTCTGCTGCTTCGTTGTCGGTGGCAATCATGTATTCGCCGAGCATGTCGTTGATAACAATTTGCAAGGCTGCGGGGTCTGTGAAGTCAATTGTCTGGTAACTGACATTCTGGTACGCAGCAAAAGTTTTTTTAGTAACCGTATTGTTCGCAACGACCATTGTTGTTGCTGACGCGGCTGCACCTTCGGTTTGTGATGCGGCAGTTGTGTGCGTTGTAATTGTTGGACGGTTAAAAGTTGCTGATGGTGTCGATGGCATTGCACGTGCACCCAAAGCGTTTACAACTGGGCGCATGAAATTCAAATCTTGGAAGACAGGACCGAGCTCAACTTGAGTCAAGAGTCCTGGCACGCTTGTCAGAAATTCATCTCCTGCAGCTGCTTTGACTGTTGGCACTTTGTGGTAATCGTTGTAATCCTTGAAGTTTTGTTGTGCCTTCACCCATGCGTCGCCGCCCTGATGAAATGACGCAATGTAATCCCAGCGTGACATCAAACGTGGCTCGCGCTTCACGGATGCAGTAATTGGCTCTGTTGGAATGATGACTTCTGGTGCTGCTACTTCGCTCATGGTTTCTGTCTCCTGTGTAGGTTCTGTCTCAATAGTACTTATTTCTGGCTCGTCTTGGTGGATACTCGCCGCCACTTGTGTGATGACGCTGCCTTCAAATGCTGGTTGGCTGACCAACGATAATTCTTGCCATTTGGCTGACTCGATGACCATGACGCCGTTGTCGTCGTGCCACTTAACTGGTTGCACCCCAACCGAAACTGCGTCGATGGTGCCGTCACTAGCCAAAATCATTGCTTCATCGCCTAAACGGGTTGCCGACACTTTTGCCACAAACAGCATTGCGTCTGGCGTGTCAAGGCGTTCGGTCACTTGACCAATGATTTGGGTTGAGTCATGCTGCATGTAAAGCTTCGGGTTTTTGCCTTCGGCCGATAATGAGCCGGGCATAAAACGCACTTGTGTGCCATCTGAAACGGTGGCTGTTTTACCGTACTCAACTGCTACGCCAGAGATTTGACGGCGTGGTGCGTCGCCAGCTGCAGCGTCAACGGTAAACGTGGTTTCTGGTATAAGTCTAATCATGATGGTGATGTTACTCCCATTGGTGTGGTTACTTCTGGCATTTGCATTTGACCGTATTCGGTTGACAGATAATCCTCGTAATCAAACTCGACGTAGGTGCCATTTGGCAGTACGTTGTTTTGGCTAAGGGTTGACGTGATGCATTCGGCATACGCTTTAGCGCCAAATGTCCACAAGTCGGCGCGTGCACCGTCGTTGCTGACATAAGAGTACGAGCCGACGTCACATCCAACAAGGTAGAAAGGCACATTGCAGATGCGTGCCATTTCTTTTGCTTGGAATTCGGCAGAGTCAATTAACAGCATTTTGTCTGGGCTGGTAGCGGTTTCGGTGTATGTCAAATACTCGTTTAGTGCTGCCGTCTGATTGGTGGCACGTGCCGCGTTAAACGCTGACGCTAAATCGGCTAATTCCTGACCCGATAGCGGTTCACCGCCAGTTTGTTTAAGTACGCCGGCTGGGATTGACGACGCGCTATTGCGATAACGTGCCGCTTCAAGTTTTAGAGCTGTACCAACTGATTGAGTTGACATTGACGTGATGCCTTGAATGGGCGACAAAAATTGCACGACGTTATTTGGGTCTAGTTGGTTTCCGTTGAAATAGATTTCTTTTGATGGCCCAAACCAGACGGGCCCAACCATGTCGGTAGTTGAAATTGAGCCCATAGGCAAACGCTGAAACGACGCTGGAAAACCGTCGGCTGTGCGTGACGTGATGTACCACATTGCGCGCCCATAAAAAAATAAGTCATCAAATGTCCAACTTAAAATAAATTGGTTTGAAACGGCTGGGTCAATGCGACGCAACCAGCTGCGTGGTGCAATATGAATTTGCATCATCTCTTCGTCTAATTCATTCCAAACTTCGTTGTACATTCGCAAACTCATGCAACCAATAACTGATGCAATTAAGTCGCGTGCACGGCTAATGGTTGGAACCGACATACAACGGTTACGCGCTTCACCCTCTGTAAAATTGTAATACGACGCTAAAGCTTGGCTAACACTGCCGCCAGATGCAGCCGCTTTGGCTGGCGGTGGCGAAACAGCTGCCTTAGTAACAATGCGATTAAAAATAGCCATGTTCTTAGTGTGTCACAGTCTGTGGGGTTTGTGGTGGCATCGGCCCGGTATGCAGTGCGGTATCCCGACGATAAGCAGGCCATCGAGCCGACGCCAACATGAGCATAGTGGTTATACGACAACGAGCATTGGTTTACCAGATGACGTTGGGCGACTGGTCATTGCTGCAGCCCAAACCATGCACCGCGCTAACTCAATAGGGCCCGGTGAGCGTTGACTGGATAGCGCAATACTGTTTTGGCTGCGTACCGCTACTGCGCGTGCGACGTGTTCGGCAAGTTGGTTTGAGCCGTCGTGCCACAACAGTTTTTCGTTTATCATGTTGCGGACTGATGGCGTAAATTTAAGTATTTCGCCGTAGCCAACAATGACGCGCCGACGCTCCAGTGATAACGGCCAGTGGTTGTCTACGGTTGGTGTGATAGCAAATTTGATTGCAGGGTTAGCGCATAGGCGCTCGACGTGGCTTAACATTTCGCTAAATGTGTCTGCGACAAA